CCATCGTCATTCATCTTTTTAACAAAAGAAGCTTCGAGAACTTCCATTGCTCTGCCTACAACATCCCAACGAGCATCACGAGCATACTTTAAGAGATAGTCAATGCTGGAGCCGACATCATAGGTAGGAACCATGACGTAATCGCCTTCAACATGACGCTCTGGAATATATCCGTGATTAGGAATGGTATAAGCGACAAACTCTTTTTCATTTCCAGGTGCTAAAAAGTCAAGAGGAAATTCTGGAGTAGCACTTTGAGCTAGAGAAACTGGCTCAAAAATACCATTCAATACATCTCCACTTAAAACACCCTGTCTGAGAGGTAATTCTAAAGCCTTTGCAAATTCTGCATTTGCAGCTAGAGAAGTTTCTCTGTTGGATGAACCAGACTTAACTAAAAGCTCAGTTAATTCTGGTGTAGGTTGAAATCTTTCTTTACTATTATCTAACATTTGTGGTTCTCCCTTTGTATAAATTAGGCGACGTTGACTGCTACTTTTGCATAACCATCGGCATCTTTTGAACTCAAAAATCTGCCGATTCTATAGTACCCATCTTCAGTATCGGAATCTGTTGGGGCTGTGGCAGAAACATTGCCGTTAGCTCCAACATAAGCTGGATCACCAGCTGCTGGCGTTCCCGTTACGTTAGATGTGGTTACCTGACCAACCTGTAGCAAAGTAACTTTGCCACCTTTTTGTACTTCGTCTTTATGCCAGTTGATATGTTGTCTAGTAAGATCAAGATCAACGACATCGTTTAATAAAACTCCGACTGGTTTGCAACCGCTTGCAGTCGATGCATAACTTACGACAGCTGCAGAGTCGTCCATGGACACCCCTGAACCACCGCCTGAAACAGATGCAACACCACCCCTAGTGGCTGTTGCACTCATGAAAAAAGAAACATCGGTTTGTAATTCGATACGATCTGGTTTTAGAGCCATTTGTTTATCTCCCTTAAAAAAGATACTATTTGGTTGATGTGTTAAGTCTACTACGAACAAAATCTACTAAAGCTGCTCTGGTGGAATCTTCTTCAGATTCAACTTCGCTGCCAATGCCAAGATTAACTTCTTCTTCTACCTCAACTTCGTCGAGAATTTCGGCGTCAGCAATTACTTCTGATGCTTTATCTTTCTCTTCTTTTTTCTTCTTTTCTTCTAAAGCTTCTTTAAGAGCTGGAGGCATTCCTGCATCAGCATCGTCTTCAGCTTTTTTCTCTTCTTTTTTCTCTTTCTTAGACATACCAGCTAATAAAGCAGTCATGTCTTCAAAAGACTCGTCGCTCAAATGTTCAAATTTATCTGCGGTAGACCCAACTGTTTCGTTATCAAGACCAGCTTCTACTAAAGATGCCATTCTCTTGGCTTTCTTTTCTTTCTTCATCATCTCGTCTTCTTTGGCCTTGTAGCCTGCAACAACTTCGTTAGCAGCTTCGATATCAGTAACATGCTTAGCAATTACTTCTTCTCTAGATGCTAGTTCGGTTTCTTTTGCTGCGATGGCTTCATCTTTTTGTACGATCTCTTCATCTCTTTGTGCGATGACGCTATCTTTTTCCGAAATGGTTGTATTCAATTCGGCAATAATAGTCTCTTTGGCTTCAACAGCTGCTGCTAGTTCTGCCTTAGCGCCAGCCTCTGTCTGAGCAAGCTGTGTCTTCAGCTCAACGTTAGCTGATTGTAGCTCCTCATGGCTAAATTTAGCCTCTAACTTAGTTTTGATGTCTGCGATATCATTTTCTAAACTCATAGTATTTATCTCCGATTCAGATTGAGTACTGGACTGTGTAGTTAATACACCTGTTTTATTAAAATCGTTAATTTTTTCTTCTGGTTCCAAAATATTTTCTTGTGATTTGATTAGACTCTTATTAAATATTATACTATCTTCATTAGCTGGTTTGTCAACAAACCCCTTGCCGCTAAAGGTAATATTTCTTAAAACTCTACCAATTTTATAATTTTCATGTTCACCGACTCCGCCATAAGCTCTTAGATATTTGGTTAAATATGCTGTATTTTCATCTCTAGCTAAAACCTTATAACTGCCTGTTGTTTGGTCTTCAACTCCATAATCAAAGCCTTTAAAGAAACATTCCATGCTAACATATTTAGTTCCATTTTCAATTTCAGCAATAAGATTTTCGGCTCTTTCTTTTAATTCCGGATTGCTAAAACCTCTGTATATTACTGAGCCTGTTAATATATGATATTTCTCTGGCAAATCATTCATATCTATGCCTTCTTCTAAAACTTCTCCGTTTTCAGAAATTGGCCAATTTGAAGTGATATGTCCGATAATTAAATTTTCATCATGTTCTAAATTAGTAGGTTTATCCTCTGGAGTATTTTTAGCTGCCCATACTTCTGATTTTTCAAAAATGTCGTCATTTTTATTCCACGATGAGGATACTAAAATAGATTGCACATAATAAAGATCTGCGTCGTCATAAGAAGCAGTTGTTTTAATGTCTTTAATTTCTTCTTTTTTTGAAACTTCCGTACAAGGCTCGGCCATACTTGAATATGCGATACAAGCAGAACTTTTTATTTGTTCTTGTAAACCGTCTTTGATTTCTTGGTCAAAAATATTCATTAATAAACTCCATTATTCTTCAGAAAATACAGATGCATAAAAAGAAGATTTAGCGTATTTAGTTTCGTCAACAGTTAGATCTCTATCTATCTCAGATTGTAATACTTTAAACCATTCGTAGTATCTATACACGATGTCATTCTGTTTATTGACATTTTCTAATATACCGTCTATATAGTTTTTATCTATTTTGCAGAAAGGTTGTGAATTAAATAGGGCTGATGTCTTTACCTGCTCTAAAAGCGATGTTTGTTCTTTCGATAAACTTCTAAGATTTTTCTTATTAAAGTACTCCAATATAATTGGGTTTATCGTTTCGCTTATTTTCTCTTGGGTTTCGTTAGCCCAGAGCGTTAATTTAGCTCCTGTTTGAGGGGCAAATTTTTTGGTCTTCCTTTTATTCTGATCTTTAGAAAGTTTTGGACGCCCTTCACCAGGTTGCCCAGGCAACGATTCCGAAGACGGATCGTTAGCCAACTTCGTGGATTTTTTAGGTTCTTCCATCTTCATTTCCATCGCTGTTTTTTCTCCATTTTTCTTAGTGTTGAGTTCTAGGTTCAACTCACCTGGAGTAACCATCCCTAACTGCAAAAGAGTTTTCTTAAGAGCATTTTCAAATTCTGGATCATGCCACGGACTAGCTTTTTTAACCATTCTTCCTGTTTTCCTTGCTCTTGTTTCTCTATTTAGTCTTGTTTTTTCCATTTCTGGATCAAAACCAAAACGTTTCTGGATAATTTCGTCGCTTATAATATTTCTGTCGACCAGCTGTATTAGTAAAGACTTTTCTGCTTCTTCGTTTGATAAGTCCATTCTGTCAAATTCTAAACGAGCTGGCTTTCGGAAACCCATGGCTTTTTGTACTGCTATTATCTCTTTATTCCAAAAATCGCTCAACACATCCCTACCGTACTGTAGTCTCTGTGTTAATGTTTTTAAACTAATAAAGTTATTGGTGGTGCCAGCAGCTCCAAATGTTCCAGTTAAAGTAGGAGGAATACCTAGCCCTGCGTAAATACTATTTAAATGAGGTACATATTTACCTTCTCCTAGAAACTGATGTACATTAGTGTTGCTTTCTAATAGCTCAATATCTGGACCCCAAACCAAATCCATAGTACCTCCACCAACATTATTACCTAAAATACTTGCTAGTTTAGCTGTTGCTGCTTTGGTAGGAGCTATTTTATGTTCTAGACTTCCTAACTTAAAAATTCTTATATTAGAGATAGCACCATCTAAAGCTGCCATATCTGCTAATTTTAGTTTTTCGATTACGTTAATATCATCCATTATCGCGTAAATCATAGGAAAAGCAAAACTTTGCCAGTCATCTTTTTTATAATGATAGACTATTGTTTTCTCTGGATTTAAATGAAAGGGTTTCTTCTCCTTAGCCGCTAAGATAATAGCTTCAGGTAAATCAGCAATGATTTGTTTGTCAGCGTCTGTTTTAGGGCTATTTATTAATTTTCTCAGATGGGCGGGTAGAGACAATTGATAGTGTTTGTTGTGAACAAAAGAAGCTAGTGCTCCCGAAGCCACATCTACATAAACAGGATCAATAAATGTATATATCCAAGGTATTTCTTTTCTTTCTGGAGATACTTCTTCGATATTTGTAAGCAATAAGTCTGGTCTAGCTGCAGCCTTATACATCGTATCAATAGCGTTTTTGCCAATCTTTGCGGTTTGTTTATTGATGACGATATTACCAGTTTTATATAAATTATTTAAAAATCTTTCGCTTCTGTCTTTACCTGCAACTTTATCAAACCATTTTTGATAAAATCTTTCGATCTTTTTATTGGTATGTATTAACCTAATTCCTTGAACACCAAAATCGGCCATTAAATCAATTACATTTTTTACTAAGCCAATTCTGTGATAAACATCTTCAGCCCTACGCATGATTAACTTAATATTGTTTCTTGGTACAGCTTCGTCAGGACGAAAGAAATCATAGTCTGTTCTTGTGAAACCAGGTCTGCCTCCGGTTCTGCCATCTAGATTAGAGTAATCTAAACTGGATCGTCTGCCCGCAGAGCTTCTTTCTATTAGAGTACATTCCTCTAAAGACTCGGAAGCTTTAGACATAGCTTCTTTTCTACTAGCTATATCATCGCCCCAGACGACATAAGCCTCTTCTATTTGATCTTTACCATTTGCTAATTCTTCACCACTGTTGTATTTTTTTTTGGCCATATTCTTTAATTCTATTGTATTAGTATTGCAATTTAATTACTTTTTGTAATTACACTATTCTCTGTATATTCCTGTATAAATATCTTCATTGGCTCCTTCTGTGAACCATTCGGGTCCTCGATACATCTGTCCATCTTTCCCTGTTATGTCTCTTAAATTGCCTCCTATGACATCATAATCAACTGGTTTTAGTCCTTTGTGGAATTTTCTAGCTATAGCGTTAGCGATAATTAATGCGCTATATCTATCTTTTCTTAGTCTTCCTCTTTTTCCTTGCTGTAATTTGATTTCTGGAGTATCCCATCTATCTCTAGCGTTGGGTCCTTGACTAGTCTGAGACATAACAATTGTCGTTAATTCATTTTTAAGTTCTTCTATTTCCATAATACATTCACTTAAATTGTCGTGTAAATTATCAAGCTCTGAATCTAATATATCTTGACCTTCTTGATCCAAAGCTAATCCCAAAGTAAGATTATCAAATCTTGGAAACAACAAAAGTTTATCTTCTAGGTCTTTTCTTAATCCATGATTTGCAAAAGCTGTCCATTCTGCTCTAGCAAATTGCACCAATTCTAAAATATGTAAACCTGGTTGAGCGTCTGTATCTTTACTTTTGCTTTTATTATAATCGATAATAGGCCATATCAAATTTTCTCCATCTTGTAATTTAGAAGGATCATGTAAACCCTCTTCTATCGCTACTCCACCTCCCTGAGCATCCATACCTATAGTGGCTGGAGGAAAGGTCTTCATCAAATCACGAATTTTACGAACACAAAATCCATAAAAATCATGTTCTTCGACCAAACCTCTTTTTTGTCTAGCTTTAAAATTACCCCTATTTGTAGTCCACGAATATACTACTCGATTATGGTCTGGATGTATTTCTAAAATAATTATACTAAAATTGTCTTTTTCACTAGCTGGATCAATTCCATACACATATTGATTATTTGTATTTCCTTTTACCACTGCATCAAAAACAATTTCTCTTTCACCTATCTTTATAGGATTTTTTTCTGAAACAACACAGCCTTCTATCAAACTTCTCTTAAAGAACCCTTCGCTGTCTGTAACAAAACAAGCTGCGTATTCCATATTATAAATCGCTGTGTGAATAGTGGCTTTTGCCCTAGCTACTTGTTTATCATCCATAAAACCTTTAGGTATAAGTTCATAGGGAATTCTTATAATGCTATAATCTTGCCAATTAAAATTATCAGGAACTTCTCCTTGAAATAATTCTTGCAACTTTTCTATATCTCCCTTACTTTCCACGATACCCTTATAGCGATTCCAATATTTTGAGAAGTGCTTAAAGCCATAGTCTGCTGTTCCAGAAATAATCGCTTGATTACCCATTTTAGTATGCAAGGTTTCTAAATCTTCATTCCATAAGCCTGCCTCTTTCAAAGCTTTCTTTTTAGCTTGCTCCTTTACATTTTCTATAGGCGTAGCACTAACAGCCGCGAAGCCAGCAACAACAGTTTCATAAATATCAGGACTGATAGAAGCAAATTCGTCAGCAATAATAATATGAGCTCTTAAGCCTCTAATTTTAGAACCATCACCCATAGGTATTGCTATAGCCCAGCTGTCGCCTAGTCTCATTGTACATCTATCGACATCTCTTCTTGGTCCGTCATCATTACCAGAAAATATACTTCTAAGTACTGGACTAGTTCTCCATATGGTTTCCATATACTCAAAAATAATTTTACTCTGTCTAAAAGCTGCACCTACGATAACAATCTTAGTACCTGGATAAAACATGCACCTTAACACAGAATATAGAGCCAAAAGAAAGGATTTACCCCAACCACGACTAGCTATATACATAGGGAACGGTCTTAACGAAAATTCTTGGAGAATCATCATCTGTATTGGATGTAACTCAATATTGAATAACAATTTACAAGTAGAACCAACGTATTCAGGATCCCTCATTAATCTCATCAGATGTAAATCAGGATTCTCTATTTCTTTTTCTGTTCGATGAATTAATGGATTGTTAGGTATCTGTAATTTTGTTAAATCCCCTAACCCTAACCACGCACCATCAAACTCTATATTGTTATTACTCATTCTCTTTAGCTTTTTTAGCCAACATTCTTCGAGACTTAGAGATAGACCTATTAACCATCATCTTAGCTACAGTCCTAACGAAAGGAAGTTTTCGTTTAGAGCTTTCTTCTTCTAGCCAGGACAATATCGTATCCATATTATTCTCACACCAATCTGGACCTTCTGTATTCATTTGAATAGCATGTCTTCGACAGCTACAATTAGGAGTACTTTTAATTCCCATAGTGCTAATCATTCCAGACAGAATACTGCCAGGGCCATCAGGATTTTCTTCCAGAGTTTTCGGAAACATCGATCTCAGCTTTACTGCTGGATCATCACCTAACTCTGCTTTAAATCTGCCGTGAATAAAACTTTTAGTATAATCACCGGCTTTATCGTATTCGTCGCCCTGCAATAGCAGTATCCTTCCGGGAATATGTCCTACTGCTGCGAATACTGTTCTGTCAGTAGGATTATCAATATAATTAACGTACAATCTTTCTAATATCAAAGGTGGTGGATATTCAACTTTATTTGTTTGAGGATGTGTTTGAGGAGGGGGCTGTATAGTAATAGCTGTATCAAGTTCCATTTTCTGTCTCCTTGTCGTTATTATTCTTTAAATTATGTTCTAGGTAAAAAACTCTTCTAAAAATATATTCCGCAATTTGTTCAGCGTTACTGGACGAACCACAAAACATTACATTTATTCCATATTTTATATTCCAATCTAATATATTCTTTAATAAAAAATTGGGTGTGATTCTGCTTTTATCCCAAAGTCTTTTTGGTAAAGAAGAACCTATAGGATATGATAATACTTTATCCATATTAAATTCTAATAATAAAAATGAATATTTACACCGCCCCAATCTTTCTAAAGCATTCGAAAATCTAGATTCTACGATATTATTAGCGATCTCAGAAATACTCTTTTTCCTCTCAATAGTAAATATGTCTTCGAATCCCTCTATAGAATAATCCCCAGTGTCTAGCTTTCTATTAGCTACACTATGATGCTTGAAAGACCAGGGCTGCTGCTCTCTCGTATCTATTATAATTGTATAGTTAGGTTCGGCGTTTACCATTTTTTTCTTCTGTCGCTAATTTCAATAAAACAGCTTCATAATAACTTTCATTTCCAGTAATTATTTTATGATGAGTCCTACATAAAGTAATACCGTTATTAACTTCATATCTTAACCCAGGAAAATTTGCCCAAGTTTTAATATGGTGAGCGTTCAAATATTTGCTGACTGTACACCCAGGCCATTGACACTTCCACTTGTCTCTAGCGTATACTTTTTGTCTCCATTGTTTATATATAGGATCGTCATAATTACGTTTCATGTATTATATTACTCTTATTTATGTCATGATCAACCATATCCGCCACTAATTCTTCAAAATTAATTTTAGGCTTCCATCCTAAAATCTTATAAGCTTTTTGATTACTACCTAAAAGATAGTCAACTTCTGCTGGTCTATACAGAGAAGGATCAATTTTAATATGATTTTTATAGTCAAGATCTACTCTTTCAAAAGCAGCCTTAACAAAATCTAATACGCTACAAGTCCTTCCTGTGCAAATAACAAAATCATCAGGACTATCTAATTGTAACATCATATACATAGCTTCTACATAGTCCTTAGCATGACCCCAATCTCTATAAGCATTTAAATTACCTAGTTTTAATGGATCTTTTATTTTATTATTAATAAGATTAGATATATATTTAGTAATTTTTCTAGTAACAAAATTCTCACCACGACGAGGACTTTCATGATTAAATAGGATTCCACTACAACAAAATATTCCATATGCATCTCTATAAATTTGAAAGTCCTCGTCG